CGCTGTGCGACAGGTGAGTAACGACCTCACCGGCACCGTGGGCGAGGCGCTGAGCACCGCCCGCCGCGTCGCGGGGTCGCAGCGCGTGCAGGAGGGGCTGCGCGCGGCTGCGCCCGACGACGCTGACCGGCTGATCGGTGCCTCCCAGCGTTTGGACCAGGCCGGGGAGCGCGCCGCCGCCATGGCCCGCCCCACATCGCCCTCGATCACGTCCGAGGAACTGGCGAACATGCGGGAACTGGCCACGGGCGGGTTTTTCCAGAACATGGGCGGCGCGGGCAGCGCGGCGTTTGTTGCGCGCCTGATGCAGAATACGCGCATGTCCCGGGGCGCGGCAAAAAAGACTCTTGAGATGTTGGGCGACCCGGACCAGTTCGAGCAGGCTGTGCGTTACATGCAGAGCAAGGGTGCCGACGTTGGCGCTTTTTTCGGCGCGATGGTGGCGGCGACGGCGGGGGGCGAATAATGTCTGGAGATAGAGAACAACCGGCGGTAGAGAGGGCCATGACTGAAAGGGAATGGCACGCTGTGTTGGAGCGAAAACTGACAGCTTTTGAGGAGCGCTTATCCACCAGAATCACCGCGATGGAAGGCAGTTTGACAGCGATGCAGACGCGCTTGATCGCGCTGGAGACCAAGGACGCCGTGGCCGATGTTCACCGAGCCAACGTCGAGAAGCGGCTCGGTGGAATCGAGGAAGGCGTAACGCGGCTGGTGTGGCTGGTAGTCGCCGCCATCGTGGCGGCGGGCGCGGCGTTCGTGGTTGGCGGTGGTCTGGTGGTCGGACCATGACGCTCATAAAGTGGCTCCAGTCCCGTCTCACCGCCCACGGGTTCAGCGTCGGTCTGATCGACGGAATCGACGGTCCCCTGACACGTCGAAGTATGGAAGCCTTCCAACGTGCCCACGGCCTGCCCGGGACGGGTACTGCCACCCCCGAGACCATCACGGCGCTCCGGGCCAGCGCCACGGCCTCCACGCCTCGTTTCAAGGAACGGGACACGCCGCGCGTGCCTGTCCCGTCCTACCACCCGGCGGTCTGGCCGCGCCAACAGGACGTTTCGGCGTTCTACGGCGCCGTGGGTGAACGCCAGACCCGTGTTGATGTGCCGTGGGACATGCGCCTGGCGTGGGACAAGGGGACGCGAATAAAGGCGATAACGCTGCACGAAAAAGTGGCCGAATCTGCCGGTCGGGTGCTCGCGGAACTGGCCGAGACGTATTCCAACCGGGAGCGCGTCGATCTGGGGCTTGACCTCTTTGGCGGATCGCTGAATGTGCGCCGGATGCGCGGTGGGTCGGCGTGGTCAATGCACTCGTGGGGAATCGCTATTGACTTCGACCCAGAGCGAAACCAGTTGCGCTGGGGCAGGCCCCGCGCTCGCCTGTCGCACCCCGACGCCAAGCCGTTCTGGGCCGCGTGGGAGGCCGAGGGTTGGGTGTCGCTGGGGCGTCAAAGAGACTACGACTGGATGCACGTTCAGGCAGCACGGCTATAAAGGAGAACGACACATGCTCAGTGGATACAAAACGTACATCACGGCGGGAGTCACGGTCATCAGCGCCGTGGCGGGTTATCTCGTCGGGGATCTGGCGATGGCGGACGCGGCACAACTGGTGGTCACGGCCGTTCTTGGCGCCACCATACGCAGCGGCGTGTCCAGTGAGAAACGCTGGTAGGCTCAGGCGCGACCCGTCGCCTCTAGGTACGCCCGGATGAACGCGGCCGTTGCCTGTGCATCGACCGCGTTCCCGTAGCCTTTCAGCATCCCTTTCCGCGACTTTCCTTCAAGGGGGCTGCCCGATCCCACGCGGAAGGCAGACCCATCAACCAGCGGGAATGTGCCGGATTCAACTGGGCGCCACTTTCCATCCCGGCAGAACAGCCAGTCAGCATCTCGCCAGGAGCCGGTCCACACGGGTCGGCCATCCGGCCATCCGGCAAGGCGGAGGGCGTAGGACCAGACGCCGATCCCGGCGAAGAAATGGCACTGTGTGAAGCCTCGGAGGTCATCGGGTTGCACATCCTCTATGCTGCGGCGGTCCACCACGCCGGGGGCGATGTGGCCCCCGGCGATCAGGTTCTCCAGCCAGTCGGCGGCGTAGTCGTCAATCTCGTTATAGTAGGCGGTCACGCCACCAACCCCCGCACAACGTCACCGACGCCCAGCGTGTCGGCCCGTGCCTCCAGCCAATGCCGCGCGCTGGTCCACTCGCCCGAGAATATCCGGTCGGGGGCGACATCGCGCACAAACAAGTAGGCGTCCAGCTTGTCGCAGAGCGCAACAATACCGTCGGTACGCGGCGCGCGCTCCCAGCCCAGCGCCTTCCACCACACTTCATCAGCGTGGTCCAGCGCAGCTTGTAGGTTTGGGAACGCTCTTTTGGCCGGACCCGGTGCGTCGCCTACGAACACCTCGGGCGCGTCGTGCCAAAGCGCGGCCAGCACGTCGTCCAGCTTGGCGGCGGTCAGGAGGGCCACCAGCGTAGCCACGCGCTGGGAGTGCGCGGCGGTCGTGTCACCCGAGTTCCGCAGTCTGGGGTCCGGGTTGCTGTGCCAGCGGTTTACGAACCCGGAAGCCCATAGCTCTTTTACCACCTCTACCGACATCCGCGTGCGCGTGTCAGACATAATCCGTCTCCTTCTCGAACTGCTTTCGGCTGGGCGGAACCCAGCGCAGTTCCGTTAAACCCTGTCCGCCCTGACGCCACACGAACCAGGCGTAAGGCATCTGCGTCACGGCCTTCTGATCGAGGCGCCCCTGAACCATGGGGACGCGCTCCGTGTGCTGCGCGACCACCGACGGCGGGCGGTGGCTGAACAGGCGTTCGTAGCGCCCCTTCCCCTCCATCCAGGACGAACGCAGAATGAAGGCGACGCCCTCAGTGGCGACAGCCAACGCCCGCTCCACGAACGCCTCGGCCTTGTTGAACGGCGGGTTGGTGATGATCCAGTCCACCCGCTGCCCAAAGTCAACCGGGCTGGGGCCGGTCAGGAAGTCCACCACCGGGAACCCGGCGCCGTAGTCCATGAAGTCGCTGGCAATCACCTGACCGAACCGTTCCGCCAAGGCGCGTACCATGAAGCCTCTGTTCGCCGCAGGCTCCCACACCACCTTGTCCGTCATGCGCTCCTGCACGACATGGTGCAGGAACGCGCGAGTCGCCCAGGGTGGCGTGGGGTAGTCGTCCGGGCCATCCTTGGCGGACGCCCGGTTCTGGAACCCCGCCGCCTTTGCCATCAGCCGCTTAGCGCCTTTTGGTAAAGTTCGAGCGTCGCGGCCTCCTCGGCCACGTCGTCGGGGTTTCGCTTGCGGAGGGCGATCAGCTTCTTGAGAGCACGGGTGTCAAACCCGAGTTCTTTCGCCTCGCCATACGCCAGCTTGCGGTCAAGCTGCTTTTCGGCCATCTCGGCTTCAATGCTCTCGATCCGCTCCACGATGCTCACCAATTCCTCGGCGGCCGGTGGGCCTTCCTCGTCGGGTTCGTTGGAAGGGTAGGCCATTACTTCACGGCACGCCCGATTGCCGACAGCACCTTGTCCAGCTTGTCGGCGGGGACGAAAGTGTATATCGGCACCATGCCCGCCGGGGCCTCTGTTGGGATCACAGGGGCTTGCCCCGCTGCACCGCTGCCGCCCTCCTGCACCACCTGAGCGTCCTCAACGGGCTGCTGGGGCTTCTCCCAGCCGGTATCGTGGGGGGCCTGCTGCGCGGGCTGCTGGACGCCCTGGGCAAACGGGTTTGGCTGGCCCTGTTGCGCCGGGGGCCGGCGATCCTCGGGCGTAGCGGTGATGTTCGGCTGCCCACCCAACGGGGTTGACGAACCAGTGGCTACACCGAACGCGGCGAACGCCTGATTGGCCGTCCGAGGCGGAGGTGCCCCCACGTCGCGCTGGATCGCCTGCTGTTGCTCGACAGGGTTCACGCCCTGCTGGCCACCGAACGGGTTGCCGCCCTGGGGCTGCTGGGGTGCCTGCTGGCCACCGAACGGGTTGCCGCCCTGGGGCTGCTGCTGCGCGTCCGAACGAAACTGGAGGGGTGTGTTCATGGAAG